ACCAGCGCCGTCAGGTCTTTCGTGCTCGACAAATCCATACCGACATACATCCGGCGTCCTTTAAGTCGATCGCGGTATTCAATGCGCGTCATACTGCACCACGCAACAGGCATCCCACTCCGGCAGCGGAATCCACCGCGCCGCTGATTCGGTCCACTGGTTCAAATACAATTGTCGAAAGCTCATCTCCTGTGCTGGAATCTGTTTGGCTCGCTGACAAAGGATCCGCATATCTTCCAGGCTGCGAAAATCTCCAAGGGCTGGATTCGCCTTCTTCCAGACCCGTTCATCAGTCCAGTCTGCCCCCACTGGCGCTTCATAAATGATTGGCAGAAAGGTCGGATCTAGAGCCGGATTTTCCCGTACATTCTTGGCATGCGCGTACAGCTCCCAGAGGATTGAATGCCGGTCATAGCCAGCGGTTGAAATAACAATCATCAGCGGTTCAAGCCGTCCACCTTGACTTGTGACCAGCACGTCGTACAGCTTACGATTAGGCGCACAATGCAGCTCGTCATAAATCACCACGGACGCATTGAACCCATGCTTGGAGTACGCCTCAGCAGAGATCGCGCGACAGAAACTGCCTGACTTACGGTGGACGATTCGTTTCTGCGATTCAATAATTTCAACATCCGGCTCAAGTTCGGGGTCATTCCGCAGCATCGCGACCATCGCCTGGAAGACCTTGCCTGCCTGGTCCCTATCAGCGGCAGCTAAATAGATTTCCCCTTGTTTGGAATCGAACAACAGGCAATAAACCGCAATCGCTGCCGCCAGCTCCGTCTTCCCGTTTTTGCGCGGGAGCATCAGCAGGCAACTACGATAGACCCGTAACCCATCCTTGCCGGTCTTGAACAGCGGCCGAATAATGTCCTTCTCTTGCCACGATCGAAGGTCGAAAGGCCGGCCCGCAAAGTCACCCGTATGGGTCAATCGCGATATGACATCCACGGCGCGCTGCGATCCAGGGTTGGGTTTCATTGCCGCATAGTCCGCACAGCTAACATGGCCGATATTCTTCGTGCAACGACAGGATTGGGGGTAAATTTAGAATCAGCCTCCCTATTAAAAGCACTTTTGACTTCTAAGGGTGCCTTCTCTATTCCGCGTGCGATGTGCTGGAATACGACTGAATCAAATGTTAAGGTAATAATTTACTTGACTCACCAAGGTAACCCCTGTAGAATCTCTGCATGGTTACCGAAGACGTCACCCCGGACACCCTGCTCGGCGCTATCAAGTACTTCGCCGATGTGGAAACTAGCATCCTGTTCGTGGCCGCCCTTCGGTGGCCCGACGGTGTGTCGTGCCCGCGTTGCGGCGCTGGCCCTGCGTCCTGCTATCGCCTGAGCACTCGCCCGCTCTGGAAGTGCCGTGGCTGCAAGAAACAGTTTTCCGTCAAAGTCGGCAGCATCTTTGAGGACAGCCCCATCGGACTCGACAAGTGGTTGCCTGCGATGTGGATGCTCGTCAACTGCAAGAATGGCGTCAGCAGCTACGAAATCGCACGCGACCTCGGCGTCACCCAGAAGACCGCATGGTTCATGCTTCACCGGCTGCGTCTTGCCATCCAGACCAAGAGCTTTGAGAAGATCGGCGGACAGGTCGAAATCGATGAGACGTACATCGGTGGGAAAGCCCGCAACATGCACGAAGGCAAACGGAAGCGTTTGAACGTCAAGCGCGGTCGCAGCATCGCCGGAAAAACCGCCGTGATGGGATTGCTTGAGCGGCACGGCAAAGACGGGCATAGCACCGTCAGAATGGAAGTGCTCGACGGCCTCCGGAAGCGCACGGTTCAAGGGCACGTTCGCAACCACGTCGAAGCTGGCGCGACGATCCACACTGACTCTTACTCGTCGTATATCGGTCTGAACTCCGAATACACCCACAACGTGATCGACCACGCCGAGAAATACGTGAACGGACAGGTTCACACGAACGGCATGGAGAACTATTGGAGCCTGTTGAAGCGTGCGCTTCGCGGCACGTACGTGAGCGTGCAACCGTTTCATCTGTTTCGATACCTCGATGAACAGGCGTTCCGGTTCAACAATCGTCGCGAGATGAACGACGCGGATCGGTTCAGCGCGGCGATCTGCGGCATCGTCGGCCGTCGCCTGATGTACAAGGATCTGATCGGAGCAGTCGAAGCCGGTTCCCCGGCATAGACAAGTCGCTGAAGCGTGGGCCGAAGTCGAAACGCCGTTAAGTGGTCTTCGGTTTGGGGCCGCGCTTGCGAGGATTGAGCGCGGCCTTTTCTTTGTAGGCGTCGAGACGCTTCTGCATCTCGGAACGTGGTACTGAGAGGAGCTTGTCCGTGAGCTTGGTAAACGCGGTGTATTCCTTCGACGAACGGGCCATGTGACCCCCATGATAGCGCGGTTAAGAAGTTGACGTTCATACAGCATCCGCCGACGGTAGTACTTTTATTACCAGATGATGCTGATCACTTCGATCGCCATCATTCCAGCAAACGGGCACACCGAGTAAATCGCCATCTAAAAACGCGTTCGCTACAGGACGAAACGCTCCCGCCCAACCAGACTCAAAGACCACTTTGCACTGTTCAGCCTCAGGGAGCACCGGATCGTTCGCCCAATCGAGCTTGGTTTCCCAATTCGTGAACTCACCAAATATTTGCTGGATTTGTTTCGCAAGCGCGTGGTCCTTACCGTATTTCACGAACCGAATAGTAACGGTCGGTTTAATACTGCGGTCGTCACCCCATGCCATCGAGGAATAGATTCTCAGCCGTTCATGGGCAAAGGCGCGTGTCTTCGCGACTAATGTCTCGCGGGCTTCGTCGCGCTCCTTTTTAACTTGGCCCAGTTCGCGTTGAAGCGAATCCTGATCCACAGACGATTCATCGATGGATGCTGCTGTATTCGGTGACAGATTGCGTTGAGCTAAGGGTGAATCTTCCCGTTCCGGAATGATTAGTTGGTGCCCATCGTGCCGCACAATTCGCTGTGGTTGGCCGTCGCCCACCACATAAACAACCTTTACGTGCTTGCGCTGATCGGGGAAAGGATCAACCGGGACAGCGAGTTCAACGACTGGTATATCAACTTGGTCGTTGTGAACGTGACCCTCCAAAAGGGTCTTCACGTCCTTATACTGATTTTCAATGCCGTACTTTGCGGCCTGGATAACCAGTTTTCTAGATAGCGTCGGATTGGCTACGCCTAATGGTTGAACTCGTACCGCCTGAACGACAATCATCGCGAGCAACAACCCGCTGAGCAGCAAGAGCACGACAACAAGATGGTACGTATCCACTTGTGTCACGCCACGCTTGGCGAGGAATTCCGGCACCGTGTCTCTGGTGAATACCACCCAAATCGTGGCGAGGGAGGCGAGAATGCCCAACAAAGCAAGACCGCGCACAACCCATGGATGTTCTGTACTAAAAGCAGCCATATTAGGGAGAGCCTAGCAGGTTTCCCCCACCAGGTATATTGTTGCCGTTCCATCTGTTTCGTTACCTCGATGAGCAGTCGTATCGTTTCAACAATCGCAAGGCGTCCGACGGTTACCGTTTCCTACAGGCGATGGCGTCAGTGTTCGGCAAGCGCCTGACCTTCGCTGCGCTCACCGGCAAACATCTTCCAGAGCCGTGCTAGTTTGTCTAGCCCTCAACTTCGGCGCGGCCGAAGAAAGAAGAACCGATGAAAGTCAAAATCCACGGCGCTACACCGATGGACCGCCTGACGAACTTCACACGCGGGATACTGGCGGTCCCAAAATCTGAGATCGAAAAGAAGAAGTCAGCCAAGCGCAAACAATCGAAGCGCAAGTAGCTACGGTCGCCTCGGAAACTTATCCGGGTGCGCTTCACACAAAGCACGTAGCGTCGTTTCGTGGTGTACGAGCGACTTTTGCGGCAACGTGAAAGCTACTTCATTGAATACCTCGCCGTAATCCTCCATGCGCTGAACCCTCCCCATCTTGCCAGCAGCGTCCCTGTATGCTCCGGCGACGAGATCGGCCGCCTGAAACTGAAGCCACGGTTCTCCTGTTACAGGGTTTATCTTGGGTAGAGGGATGACGAGTCGTTTGTGACGCTTGACCAGTCTCTCGAAATCACGTTGCCCGCAATCGCCCTTCTCAAATACATGAAAGATCGGATTGTTTGGGTAACGTCGCCGCATCCAATCGTTAACCTGGTCGTAGCATGAGGCAGCCGTAAGAACGTACGGTGAGCCCGCTCCTTCTCGCAATTTGAATTCTTGGTTTATCTGCTTGTAGTCCTTTAGAAGCATGCCGTAACAGAACGTCTTGTTAACCCCGCGCTTCAGCGCCTTTATTAGCGCCTTCAGGAATTTACGTGGCTCAATATCATCGCCCTTCCATTTGGCGTAGATCCCTACTCCGGAGTGTCGGTGGTTCAACTCCTTCATATGGAAATAAGGGACGTCAAATCTTTGGAGAACGTCACTCCATTGGATCTCAAACTTCTCCCATTTCTTTTCCGTGGCAACAAGCCCCACCACGACGAGTACGCCGTCGCGGTCGTTCTCAGACCCACTCGCGTCATAAGCCGCTTGGAAATCAGCGAGCACAGTCACAAAGCACCGAGCCGGGTCATGGTTTAGCCACACCGACCAAGCCAAATGCCGTATAAACGAGTAGCGTGATCGGCAAGGGGTCAATCATGCACCCCTTACTTTGGTGAGGCAACTATATTGTTGCCCAAACTTATAATTACGCGTTGCACCGATATGGCTCATTTAATACCTGCCCACTTCGACTCAGGCTTGTCGTCCTTCTTCGGTACCTGGATCCGTGCCCTTGAGCTCGGCGTCATCCCGAAATAGTCGTAGTACGGACGCAGCGCTGTGGCCGTCTCCCGCTCCACTTTGATGGCCGCATGGACCCCAACCTTCGCCGCCCCGTTGTAGTCCTCACTGAGCGTGAACATCCCAAACCCCGGCACCGCCTTCTGGCTTGAGGCTTCCTGTAAGGTCGCCTGGAGTTCACAGAGCGCCGCAAACGGACGCACATCGGCTACAGTCAGGGTGCCCATCGCTAAGAGAACAGGCGCTAACTCATCCCAGACCGTCACCGCATGGGGCGTCAACCAAGCTGGCTTCACCACCTCACCTACGGGAGGCTTCGGCTCGAGCTGATTCAGCCGTGTCTTGCTCGGATTCCCGCGCAACATCTTCAACGCGGTCGGTTGAGGTCGTCTGCCTGAATTCTCGTAACCCATTGATTTATAACCGAAAACTTTTACCGAAAGTTTGCGCGAGCT